ATAATGCATCTGCACCACCATTTTGTTGTAGAGTGGTGTAAATTTCATCTGCAGTCATATCACGATACTTTTCATCAAGCAGTCCACCTTCGGGCAATATCATGCCAGCGTCGGTGACGACTAGATTGATTACATAGTCGCCAGCCACATTCCAAAGAAATGGATCACGCTCGTTAAGACGAAGCACATGCATGTAAACGCAATGCATAACTTCGTGAGCAAGCAAACCAACTCGTTGTTCAGCAGTTTGTTTGAGGAAAAACTTTGGATTGATTAGTAGTTTTTCACCGTTTGTAGCGGCTGTCCCAATGTCTTCGGTAAACTCTGCCCCCAATCGAAGGCAGAGCGTACCGAAGAACGGTTGCATTATCAACAACGTAGAACGAGCTCGAGTAAAAGCTGTTTTAATATCTTCCATTAGTCATCATCTCCTAGTAATGTTGAACCAAGAATCACAGCGTTGAAATCGCCAGCATGTTGTTCGACAAAACCTTTGTTCTGTTGTGCTTTTGCTCTACGCTCTGCTTTCTTGTGAATGGTTACCATTTTATCTGGATCAACCTTTTGCACCATAGATGCCAAAGCACCACCGGGCCACGCTTTCAATGCTTGATTAAGCGTTTGGAAACGAAGCAACATCTTAGCAAACTTAGCGACTTCATTTTGTTTGTTGATGTCGTATATGTGTCTTGCTTTAGATATCTCAAGAGCTTTAATAACTGCTTCGTCTTGAGGTGCTTTGTAAAGATTAAACGATACTTGACTTCGATAAGAACTACCTTTTAACAAAGGTTGCTCTACTGACAGAGGCATGTTTGCAGTATGAATCTCTGGTGTTTCAGTAGTGCATTCAAACTCTTTAACCCAGTTTTGCAATTCCCAAGGTAAATCCTTTTCAGGATCCGTAAGGTCTTTTGTGTCATAACATTTGGTTTCAAATGATACATGTAACTCACTGTCGTTAATAAAGAATGAATTCTCATCATCTTGAGTAAGGTCAAAGAACTCTACATCATCAAGCTTTGATGCTTCTTTGATTCTGTCAATAATAGGTTTGACATGAACATCATAGATAGCATCGCCAAGAGACGCAGGGTACTCTGGTTTTGGTTTAGTGTTTTGATAACTTTTCTCATACTCTTTACAGAGGTCAGAGGTAAGTTTATTAGACATACGAACTGTAGCCATAATTTTCTCCGTTGTTACAATACGACATCTGAATTTTCTGAAATCCAGCTTTGTATTGTAGGTTGTTGAAATAACGCTTTGTCAATTGCAATAATGCTTTTAACCAAAACGACCTGAAACTCGGTAGGTATCTTTTTACCAAGTTTCATAATGTTTTCTAGAGTAGATTCTTTTGCTCTAGAAGCCACTGCACCTGTAAGTGCATACAATACCGCTGGATCCTCCGATGGCATGTATGAACTAGGATTAGCAATCAAGTTGTCAATATCTGGCAACTTGTCTGCAATTTTTGCAAACGCAAGAAACTCTCCAGCAGGGCCAGTGCCTACAGCACCAGCAATACCAAAGAATAGTCTTGAATCATCCATGTTGTCTGTTAGTCTCAAACGCTTGTCGACGAATGACCAGCTTCGAGGAGTAGGAAAAGCATACTCATCAGCTTTGAAACTGTACAAAAGGTTAGGACGGTAACGCATGAAAGAAACCAAAGTAGTATGTACTTTGTTCTTCAACGCCCACTCGCACCAAGCATCCAAGCTAGGTTCGAGTTCGTAATGCATCAACCTGTTTCTTACAGGTGAGGGCATTTGGTATACCGAGGCACCGTCTGTTAGACGATTACCAGCGGCAAGACATGACCAACCGTCAGGCATTTTGTAGTTACCAACCTGACGAGTTAGTAAAAGTTGTAGAAACGCATTTTGTGTAGCAGGTGGTGCTGTCGGTAGTTCGTCAATCATGAACAAACCACGAGGGCCGTGCGTTTCTTCGGTAGGAAAAATATCCGGTGGAGCCCATGAAGTCATGGCACCGTATGTTTCATTGTCAATGACTCGTGGTATACCACGAACATCGACAGGGTCGAATAGATTGGCACGAAAATCTAGCAACGGTATGTTGAGTTCATCAGCGACTTGCTGAGGAATCTCAGATTTACCGATACCGGGACCGCCCCATATCATAGTGTTAAGTCCAATACGCATGTTATCGCGTATCTCCTGTTTGAGATCCGTTGCTGTAACGGTCTGCATAGTTGTATCTGACATAGTACTCCTCTTATCAAATAGTTATAGTTCAACGGGTTCGATGTCACGAATTTTGATTTCTCCTTTTCGTATCATCTCGCCCAACCTTTGGGTGGCTAACTTTTCGTAGTCAACATTCTCAGTATCTACCGGAAATGGAGCATCAAACTCCACTACAATAGTATTCTGCGAAAAGTTATCCACGAAAGTAGCGCGAAATATTCTAGTATTTTTCATTTGCATAATTGTTATTTATAGAGGACAAAAAATCTCCGATTTTTTGTCGAAGTCTATAAGGGTTATACTGACAAGGCGAGGGTACAAATCTAAGATTTGTACCGAGCGACTTACTGATTTGGTTACAAACTGCATTCCGGCATTTAGACCTATCGGACAAGGCGAAGGTACGCCTCTCCCCGAGGCGTACGAGCCTAACTGACTCGGGTGAGCCGAAGGTACGCCCTGCCGTTAGGGCGTACGAGGCTAAGTCTATTTTATACATAAGTAACTCCATATGTATGTGCGAAGGTACAAACCGCCGAAGGCTTCCGACGGCACGCACGAAGTGCGGTGCCAGAAGGAAGGCCGGAGGCGTCGAGGAGATGTCTGCGGTCAAAGCGCAAGCTTTGACCCTGCATCTGCGAGGCTTGGTTTGTACGAGCACACATCGAATAAGTTTTAAAAAATAAAAAAACTAGGGCTGGGTTGTATTAGGGAGAGACCAGCCCTAGTCGGGTAGGGAAATATATGAAAACCTACCACGAAGGTCGATAATAAACTTCTTTACCTTCTTCTAACCATTTTAGAGCTTTGTCACAAAACTCTAGATCTTGGTCTTTGTACTCTCGCATAGCATCTTCTTGGAACTGGTGTCCCCAAAAGAAACCATCGGCACAAAAAGGTAAATCATCGTTTTTTACAAGATCACGAAGCACTTCTATATCTGTCTTATCTAACTGCAGTTCTGTACAATTAAAGTCAGGAATTACTGCTTTAAGAGCGTCAGTAAGACCAGTGTACACACTAGAACGCTCATCTTTATCTTCTGGAATATTAAGAATGTCGCCCTTACAAACCATTTTAGCTAACTCTTCTCCAGAAGGTATAGTTGACCCTTCATGTTTTTTACAAAACCACATAGTCTGCAAAAGATTGTGTAATCTTGAATGTTTACGCCAGTAGAACTCATCTTCAAGAGTTTTGAACTCCTCTTTAATAGGTACTACATTATCTTCTCTTTTTGGTTGAGGTTCGGCCCAACCAGCCGTCATATCTAAACCCATAGGATTCTCCTTATATTTATAGTTAGTGCGAGTCCTGAAGAGCATTATTTAGGCAGTTCATGGAACAGAACTATTCGGCTCACTCTTTCAGGACTCGACTTGCTTATAACTTAGAGCCGAATTCTGTGCCTAGCTAGGACGTATCGTTCAGACAATGATAAGACTAGCTAGGACTTTTGTTACGCGTTGCTCAGAATGTCACGCATGTGGGAGGTAGTCTGTGCGTTAAGTTCACGCTCAACTTTCCCACTAGCATCAGCTTGCTGTTTGAAATTCCATTCAGCAAGTCTTTGCATCCTTTGCTCAACAGCAGTTTGAACACGATAGTCATGTATCTTCGTATCTTTTAGTCCAAAGCTGTTATCCAAGGCTTCGATTGCTTGGCTAAGCATTCTTGCCTTACGACCAAGGTCAAGCATCTTCTGTTCACGCTCGAGCAACCAATCTGGTATCTCGTCGTCTTTCATAGCCGACATTGACTCTTGATATTCGTAGGACACACTACAAAACTCTGACCATGTTCTGGTAGCGAGTTGTAGTACATTCAAACCGGTCGATTGAGGGTCAACGCCCAATAGGACTTGAACACCTTCAACGATACGATTTACCAACATATCCCAATCGACTTGCTGTTCTTCAACAGTTTTCGTCTTACCATTTCCGAGATCAATCTCTGCGAAATATGGTGCAGTACCGAATTTCTCTTTGAACACAGCCATGACACCTGCTACAACCGTAGGGTTGAAAGTAGGTTTGCCATCGTCAGTCAATCTGAACTTACGGTGCCACCAATCGGGCATTACAATGCTCGCTTTGACAGAACGAGCCTCCACACCTTCGGGGTCGCCGTTCGTGTCAGGAACATACGCACTCTCAGGTGTCTCATTTGTGGGCAATAACTCTTTAGTTTCTTGCTCACTCGGGTCAAAAATATCACTCATATTTTTACTCCTAGTATACTAAGTGATTAATCGAACGCATTTACATACATAAATGCACCTATTCAGCTGGCTCATATGTTTGAGTCAACTTGAATTCTTTCTAACTGCTCGGGTGAATACTTCCTGTAAGGACTTACTACCTTACCGAACAACTCTGGTTCATAAACTACGAACATATTATCTATGACCTTAACAATCGTGCCGTAGATACACTGTCCTTTAACTTTTACATCGTCTCCGATATTCATGAACCTTTCCTTTTACGCTTTGCAAGATCTTCTGTCGCAAGCCAGATTTGCCTATTAACATAGAACATATCTTCTTTTGGCATACCGTCAGACAAATCATAAACATCAAACGGATTGTGTGACTCAGCAACGCCAACACAACCATGACCGTAAGAATCAGGGTCTATTGGGCGTTCCAAATGATCAACTTTATCCGTGACCTTTCTCTTACTGAACGGGTTTTTGTTAAACCTATATTGCTGTTGGTGTGAACACTTTCTTGAGCAATATTTACGCATGCGTGTCGAACGAAATTGTTCTCCACACTCATCACAAACACGAACATCCCTTTTATCTTCAAGACGAAGATTAACTAATACAAAATTACTCATGATTTACTCCCTATTAGTATTCGAGCCACTTTCATGACAAAGGATTCTGGTACATCCATTTTCACAGAAAGAGCCTCTTGTTCTTCATCGTCAAGAGGCTGAGACGAACGAGGATATGGTGTATCCCACAGTTCATCACGCATTTCTCTTAACGCTTCTTCATTATCAACACAATCGTCACAAACGAAAGCTGTAGCCTCTTCTGTTCCAATTGCACCCACGTAATACCATGTCTCAGTTAGATCATCTACCTGTCCACAGCATTCACATTTACCGTATATTTTCATAATAACTCCTATATATTTACTTTTTATTTACAGAGGGCGAAAAATCTCCGATTTTTTGCCTACATTTGGTACACCCCGGTACACCCTAACGTACTGATTTTATTGAGCTTTCGTAATAAGGTGTACCATCAGCGAAAACTAGCTGGTACACCTGAAAGCCCCGCGTTAGCTACGTTTCGTGGTAGGTGTACCATTTGTACCGGTTAATTAACGAATCTAACCAAGATTCTATAACCACGGTCCACGGTCGATTACTAAAGCTAACGCAAAACCTGTGGTACATTCGGTACACCTAACGGCAAACGGCCACAATCCCAATTAGCATATGGTCTTGCGGTGTACCGCTTGTCTTAAAAATAGCTGGTACACTGGTGGTACACCCGGTACACCTTGGTTGCACTCATACAGCACAACTGCAACCAACCGCGTACCAGCAGACATCATCATCATAGCTGATGATAGTAATCATCTTAATGATGATAGTAGTGGCACTCATATTCTCGGGGTTTTTAAAAAAGAAGAAGGTCGTACCTAGGGGGAAGATACGACCTTCGTTGGGATTAAGACATTCTATCCATGTATGTTTGGATATATGTCTCATTGACTCGAGCCTGTTCTTCAGGACTGTAATCCTTGGGCTCGACTGGAATATCTTTCAGAGCTTGTTTCTTCTCCTTGTGCTCTCGGAAGTCATTCCATTCTTTAACATATTCATTCATCTCTCTAAGTACTACAACTCTTGTGTGGTTGTCTTTCCATTTCTCTGAAAAGTACTTACCAGCTTTTTCAATAGTTTCGCCTGTAACACCTAGCCCATCTATTATTGCGTCCACAGTTGTGAGACCGACAACCTTGCCAGTCTCAACAACACGCTCCCAAGAAAGCTTAGCCACTTTGACTAAGCTCCTCTTGTTCAGGATTAGAAGGAACTTCACTGTCAGCCTGTGCTGGAGTGAAACCATGCTGAGAAATGGTGTAAGAACCGAAATTCTCCATCATTTCATTAAGAACAGATATATGAAAAGCAATCTGATGCTTGTTCTGATAAACATCTCTTGTGATTGCATTACCGTTCTTATCCTTGGATACATAAGTACGCATGGGAAGAACAACCTCTTCGTATCTAACACTTCCATCAGGATTAACAATCCTTTTGGAAACCTTACGAGATTGAATCTCGTAGTATTCAGACTCAGTACCGTCAGCCTTTTTCGCTGTCTTAACTTCAGCCTTGAACATAAAGTCAACTAATTGTCTAATCAATTGATTTACCTCCATTATATTTATTACTGAGAAGGAACCCGTTCCCTTCTCTTACTTTTTATTTATAGAGGGAAAAAAATCTACGATTTTTTTCCAGAGCGAAGCTCCTTAAGATGTCTCGCTACGAGCGACGGGCTACGATTTGGCTAGGGGGTAAATCGATACACGGTTCCAGCATGCAATCATCTGAAACAAGGTTCCAAACTGAAAACCGTGTGACGGGCGTGCTAATGATGACAGTTAAGGACTTGCGTGAGCAATAAAATAAAAAAATTTTACTAAAAAAATTTTCTAGCAAAAATTTATGCTACAGTTAGCAAGCATGAGTACGAGGAAATGTACTTCTTGCAAAAAGGAGTTGCCTTTAGAGGATTTTGGAGTCCGAAATGATCGTGGCACAGTCTATTCAAAAAAGTGTAAACCCTGTGTTGACATGGTACGACGAAAGGCCGCTAGTGCAACACCACAAGCATACCTAACCCGCCTTTTTGGCCAACTTAAACACGCAAGGACTAAAAAAGAAAAAGTAAAAGTTGATTGGGATATTGAATTAGAAGACGTTTTAGAACTATGGGATAAGCAAGAAGGTAAGTGCGCATTGACCGGATTGTTTATGACTTACCATAAAGATGGTAGCGGCAAAAAAGATTTGAATGCCTCTATTGATCGAATAAATCCAGATATTGAGTATTTAGTCACTAATATCCAGCTAGTTTGTAGTAGAGCAAATACGTTAAAACACAATCTAAGAGAAGATGAGCTTTATT